GAGAAATCCCCACAAGCCAATGATCAGTTCGTTAAGCGTTCCGACCCCGATGGCCCATGTATGCTGCTTTAAGTGTACATGACCCTGACGGCCCGAGTTCGTTTTTACGTTGATCAACCTGGTTTGTAAACCAAGTTTTGCTGGTGTCCCGCCGAAATGGGAACAATTATGGATTTGTGCAGTAGATCGCTGCACCCGAGACTTTGTCACGAATAATGTTCGTAAGATGTGGATAAACCCCATGTTTGTGATAAGATCCTGCTCTCCTGAGTGATTCGGTACCGATTTAAAGTCGGGCCCCTCAGTAGAGAAACTATGAAGAGAAGGAACCTCTGTATCTATATCGTCCAAGAGGACGATGAAATTGAAAGAAAATACCATACTTCGCGTCCTTGCGAAGCTAGATGTAAATTGTATATCATCTGAAATGCGCTGACATTAAATCCCTTGTGGTAAAACTTCCGGGCTCTCTGTAGTTCGGTCGTAAGCGTGTTTTTATATAAAAGTAATGTATGGTGGGAAATTTAAGATAAAACCCCCCACCCAAAATAATGTGGATAAAAAGGAGTTAATAGCTCCATTACGTTTCATGCTTCAAGCTGAATAGAATGGCATATGCCGGTTCTAACGTCTAACCTAGATTTTGTGAGTCCCTCCGTTCCTAACAGGACGACACTCATGAAGGAAACAGTAAAAGCCAAGATTTGGCTTTGATTTGGATTCGAAAGACCTATTTATGCGAGAAGTAATGAATACGGGCAGGTGAAAACCCAGTCCTAGGCGCACTCCGAAAGTTAGTGTGAGAGGGGAGACCCGAATAAGATATCTACAAAGAACCAGTTACAACATATAAGAGATCCGAGAAAATGCACACAAAGTACCAGACCACACTGTTAGGTTGCGATTATCAGGCTCAAGCTGGCCTGCCCATCGGGTTCTTAGACAAGTTCAAGACCGCGATGAAGCACGTCCCGAGTTACTCCGCGGACGTGGAGAAGATTATGCAGAACATGGAGCAGGTTGTTTACCTTGCTTACTGCCTCGCGTCAGCGTCCACAAACGCCGAGCGCGCACGCCATCTTGCAGGTTTCATCCTGTACCGGTCGAAGGGCAGCGTTGCAAAGCGCGCCATCGACTTCCTCACGAATAAGATCCCGGAACTGTTCGGTAGTGGTTACATGACCCAAGCCGACGACCTCCGTGGACTCCTCGACAACTGGGATCGAGCTAATGAGTCCACCCTGGCCACTAAGTTGCGCGCCGTCGCTTCTTATTGTATGGCCTTCAGCATGCTCGAGCAGTGCGGGTTTACGCCCGCGTTCGCCGAAATCATGTATGCGGAGTTCCGTGTACAAAAAGAGACGAAGAAGGTCACATCCTTCATCTACGCCATCCTCGATGTGGCGGAGTTCGTCATGTCCCGCGCACGTATCTGTTGGGAGTCGAAGAGCCTTGGCCCGCTTTTCCACAGCTCCAGCACGTATCTCGACTGGTTTTCCAAGGTCGACGAGGTTCGCCACCTCTCTCACACACGAGGCTCTCCCGATGACGTGGAGGGTCTGCGCGACATTAAGTACTTCGCGCTGCTCGAGGACTGCATCGCCAAAGGCGAGTCCATGGTCCAATTCACGAAGACATCCGCCGAGCGGAAGTCCATGCAAGCCCTCGTCAACGAGCTCAAGATCATGCGCCACAATTGTGGCATCGAGCAAGCTGTTTCCCGCCCGCGCGAGGAACCACTGGGAATCCTCATCCCCGGCGACCCAGGTGTAGGCAAGTCCAGCCTCACCCAAATGTTGGGCCGCATCTACGCGTCTGTACGAGGACTCGACTTCAACGCGAGTTCACGTTTCGATCGCAACCCCTTCGACGCGTTCATGAGCGGGTTCAAGTCTTGCATGTGGTTCATCGTCATGGATGATGTCGCATGTCTCGACCCCAAGAAGTGCCCCTCTGGAGACCTCTCGCTCGCCGATGTGATCCAGCTCATCAATTGCGCCCCCTATACCTCCAACCAAGCTGAGTTAGAGAAGAAAGGTAAGGTGCCCGTCCTCGCGAAGCTGGTCATCGCCAACACAAACGTGCTGCATATGAACGTGTTCGAGTTCTTCTCACACCCATCTGCGGTTCAACGCCGCTTCAAACTAGTCATCACCCCCTACGTTAAGGAAGGCTTCCGCCGCCAAAATGAAGCCGGGGAGTCGATCAACATGCTCGATGGAGACAAGGCCACTGCCTGGTACGAGGCGAAGAAGGCAGAGTTGGGCGAGGACCCCATGCCCGACTACTGGGACTTCGAGTTGCTCCAGTGGCTACCCACGCCTATCGGAGGAGAGAAGCGTCTGGCCACCAACTACTACCCTTTCGGTCGTAACGAGGCCATGGGCGGTCGACCTAACCGTGTCGGCCTGCAGGTGTTTATCGACTTCTACACCACACTCATCTGCAAGCACATCGAGAACCAGACCAAGATGCTCAAGAACCTGGAGGCTATGAAAGTGGTGGGCATCTGCAGCGTGTGCAACTCGCTGACGCAGCACTGCACGAACCGAGCCGCTCACGTGGTTTTCGATGACGTGGAGTGCCGCGACTGCAAGAAATTAAGCTGCTACCACAAACACGAGTGCGGCATGTGCGAACATGATGCATTCCGCCACCGCTGCACCAAGGGCTGTGCTGCTCGCTGCCCGCACGGCAAGCACCCCGAGTTTTGCCCGGACTGCGCTCAACACAATGTGGAGAGCGAGGTTACGTGTCAGTGCTCGCAGCCCACGTGCTTGTGGAAGTATTACCCAGAGGCCATCCATTCCGTGTGCCCCACCTGCTTCCATTGCCAGTCAGAGGAGGATGTGATGGAAGGCACGTGCACGGTGTGCCTAGTGCAGCAACAGTACGCACAAGGGTACCGCCCCCAGTCCGACCTCGGCATTGCCGGTTGGTTTGGTTTGTACATCGTCGCTTTCCTTCTCCAGTTGAAGAAGATGTGCGGCGGGGACATGCGCGCCATCCTACCTCCCAACATCGCGGCCCAGCGTGTGCAGCTGGAGAACGCCACCGCAGCCGGTCTCACGGTTGCCAACTATGTGGAGGGAGCCATTGGCACCTACAACAACGTGTACGAGCAATGGGCTCACGCTCGACACAACCTGCTCGCTTCTGCTGCTTCCGCGCAGGAGTTCCTCAAGAACCGCCCTTCCATGCTCCTGGTTGGTGCTGCAGTGACTCTGCTCGCTGTGTTCAAGAAGGGCTTGCACCTTTACACGAAGTTCGAGGCGCAATCTGATGCGAGCATCCCCACGCCTGTCGATGAGAAGGCAGATCCGTGGAAGGTGGACAACTACGCTCTCACTCCTGTTGACGTAGGTCGCAAGACCTGCAACAGCCGTCAGTGGACGAAGCAAGATGTCTGCAACAACCTCGGCAACAACGTGTTCGTTGCTGAGGTCGCTACCAAGTCCGGTGTACGGCGCACTCGTCTCCTTGCCGTCGCCGATCGCTACTACTTGGTCAACGCCCATGCTTTTGGTGGAGGAACTAGTGGCACTCTTCGCACATTTCGCAACGCGCGCAGCGGGGTCCATGACGGTGCACACGACATTCCTATCGAGGAGCACATGTTGACTCCAATCGGGCCCGACGTGCTCATCATGCACCTGCCTCAGCTCCCCCCGCGCCGGAACATCATTGAGTTTTTCGCCAAAGAATCGTTCTGCGCTCGGACGCATGGGTACTACGTGGGCATCTCAAACGCATGCGAGCCTGAGCTCTTGGAGGTTCGCAACGCTCGTCCCTGCAACTTTGCTCACGCGTCGCTGAATAACGGACAACCCATGCGCGTGTACGAAGGCACGGTGGCAGAGCCCACGCGTGATGGGTTCTGCGGCACCCCCATGGTATGCGAAACCGCCCTTGGCCCAGCCTTGGTCGGGATCCATGTCGCTGGCAACAGTCAACGCAGTGCCCTCACAGCAGTGGTGCCACAAGAAGCTCTCACGAGATTCTTCGCTGGCGTCACCATCATCGACGTGGGCGATTGCGATCTTACCAGTACTGCCAACACGTACGTGCTCCAGGGCCTTGATGACAAGAGCTGTTTCCGCTACATCAGCGAGGGTTCAGTGAGTCTCTTCGGATCCCTTAAAGGTCCCCGGTCCTCTCCGACGTCCAAGGTTGAGCCCACCATCATCGCTCCCTACCTCTCGGAACACCACGGTTTCCAGGCCACGCACGGGCCACCACTCATGCGTGGCTACAAGCCCATCCATCATGCAGTCAAACCGATGGTCGAAGCTAGCTTGAAGCTCCCGCACAGCCTTGTGGTTGCAGCTGTTAGCGACTACTTTGACACGGTCACACAACGCATCGCTCCCGTTGAGCTCCAATTGCTCCAGAAGCTATCGCTCGAGACCGTCATCAACGGAGCCGATGGCATCCGCGGTATCGACAAGATCAACATGAATACTTCTGCTGGGTTCCCCCATAAGGTTGGTAAGAAAACGCTCTTCACCTTTTCAGACGACAAGTACAGTCTGGGACCAGAACTCGCGCAGAAGTACGCGAAGGGCATCGCGATGTACAAGCGCGGCCGCCGGTGCAACTTTGTGTTCACCGGTGCTCTCAAGGATGAACCACGCGAGCATCAAAAGATTGCGGAGGGGAAAACCCGCGTCTTCACAGGTCAGAACGTCACCCACCTCATCATCGGTCGACAGTACTACCTCTCGTTCATCCGCGTCATGCAGCGAAACAACATCGAGTTCGAGAATGCCGTGGGCTGCAACGCTCACAGCGCAGACTGGGACAAGATCGCGAACTACTTGGTCGGCTTCGCCGAGACCATGTTCGACGGCGACTACAAGAACTACGACAAGAGTATGATGGCCATGGTCATCATGGAGATCTTTGACGGGATCATCCAGTTCCATCGTGACCACGCAGCCATGGATGAGGAGGATTTTATCATCATGCGCGGCGTGGCCTACGACATCGCTTTTGCCTACGTCGACTTCTTCGGAGACCTCGTCAGCTTTCTGCGAAACAACCCGAGTGGCCACCTGCTCACGGTCATTGTCAACTCCATCTGCGGGAGTGTTTACCTGCGCATCGGCTACACCATCAGCACTGGCAAGCCCATCCGCTCTTTCCGTGATGACGTGCGCCCCATCACCTATGGTGACGACGTCATCGCAGCCATCGCCCCGTCTATCGCATCGGTTTTTAACTTCAAGACCTACCGCGACGCCATGGCCAAGTTCGACATCGTCTTTACACCTGCGTCCAAGGACGGATCAGAGTACGAGACGAAGACACTCGACGAGGTTGATTTTCTGAAGCGAACGTTTGTGTATAATCACGAACTCGAGCGCTACATCAGCCCCCTCGCCGATAAGTCGATCAAGAAATCTCTCATGGTGAGCATTCGGTCGAGCTCCATCACGGCAGAGGAACAAATTGTCGCCACGTTGTCAAGCGCCCATCGGGAGGCATGGCAGCACGGGCGCGACTACTTCCAGGAGTTCGGCCAACTGGTGGAGGCCATCATCAGCCACCATCACCTCGAGGATTACGTCAAGCCCCACACGTTCCTCACCTACGCGCAGCTCGAGAATTACTACCGTGGTTCTGCGCCGATCGTCATTGGAGGCGGACTTCGTGTCCTGCCTGGTGACGGTTATGAGCCCCAGAGCAGCTGGGTGTCTGCTCGCGTCAGCGAAAGCGACCACCCCCCTGTCGACAGTTACTGCGTGCGCGACAATCGCGAGAGCGTGCACGAGAATGGGTCGGCAGGTTACACCTACCAGAGCGCTCCTCAAAACGTCTACCCAGGCGTGGTTCGGTTGGTGGCCATCCTCGCAATCCTCCTCCTCACAGTGATCGCAGCTGGGGAGGGGCATAGCCCGATCGCTCAAAAACAAAACGAATATAAAACAACCGAGGAGACCATTGCCGATATCTCCTCTATCAAGAACGTCACTCTGATGACGTCCGACGCTGTGAGCGGTGGCACAGTCCTTCAAAAGACGAATGTCCATCACTCCACGTCGTACAGCCAAGGCTTGTGCGACTATTTGCAGCGCCCTGTCGAGCTCTTTACGTACACTATCACACCCGAGGTGGTCAATGATCAGTCGTTTAATCTCTTCACAACTTGGCGCGACAGCGCCCCCATCAAGAACAAGCTCCAGAATTACCCGTTCATTCGGGGAACTATGTGTTTGCGTGTTCAAGTGGATGCGTCGCCGATGGTTTATGGCGGATGTTTGGTCAACATCGCGCCTGGCGAACTGCCACAGGACGTCACCGAGCCTACCTTGACCTACCACAGCCAGAAGAAGCGCGCGATCATCGATTTCGCGCGCAATGTTGACTGCATGTTGACCGCACAGCTGCTTCACGCGACTGAGTGGGTTGATCTGCGCAACCCTGGCCCTGCCTGTTCCGCTCACATTTTGATGCTCCAGATGCCCACGTCCACGACGGCGGGTACCACTGTGGTGACTGTGCGAGTGTTTGCCTGGATGACGGAAGTTGAACTTTATTCGGCCACCAACTATACCATCCAGAGCGAGGATGTTACTATCCACGCCAAGCAGAACTACGCGCATGCCCAGCGCACTCATGCTGATGCTTCTCTTCGCAATGCTTCTCTCAGCCCGAACTTGAACATCACCACGACAATGCAACAGATGTTCGACACGGATCCCATCGTGACGACATTTGATTGGCTGCAATCGGACGCTACGGGTTATCGTTTAATTACGATCGCCCCTCATCCTGAGGTCCTCAAAATTGCCACCACAGCAACACCGAACACTCCGTCGAACAGCAACTATCGGATCGAGCATCCCTTGTCCTTCTTCTCTCGTTACTTCCGCTACTGGCGGGGGTCACTTAAGTTTAAGTTCAAGGTGTTTTGCTCTCCTCATCACGCGGGTTCTCTCCGTTTATTCTGGGACCCCATTGGTGCAACAAATGACACCACTCCGGCCACGCCGGTGAGTGATGGAGTGCTGACGACGGTTCTATCGAAGATTTGGAACATTCGAGACTCGGACGAGATGGAGTTCGTCGTGCCTCATGAACAAGCCAAGTCTTGGTTGCTGACTAACCACAGCGGCCCTTGGAACATTCAGCGGTATGCCATTGGAGATTCCGTTCTTGTGACGCCTGGCGTTACGAACGGTATGTTCGGCATCAAGGTGTTTACTCGCCTTACGTCCCCCGCTACTGCTTCGACTGTGCGTATCATGATGACGCTGCAACCTGGTGATGATTTTGAATTTGCGCAGTTAGTCCGTGGTCCCGATCACGGTGCCTACCAGCTGCAGTCAGATCTCATCGGGCACAGTAACTACATGGGTGAGAGCTTTACTGATCTCAAGGATATCCTTCGCCGTCCTTCCCCCGTTTACGTTGCTCCGACGTCCGCCAGTGCTGGTCCATCGCGCTTTGTCTTCCCGCTCTACCCGCAAGAGAAGAGCTACGAGGCTGGGGCGCCGTGGCCAGTCGCGAAAGTGGTTACTGTTGGCCCTACAGCAGGCTGGGCGTGCAACCAGACCATGATGGCTCGCCTCATATCGGCTCATGTCGGTGTGATTGGCTCGGTCAACTGGACTGCGACACTGCCCACAGATCAGGCATCCACGTGTAGTATTGGCCACGTTGGTTATGGCCAAGATTCAGGCTTGACGGCAGGCCTGGTCACAAATGAAGCATCAAATACATTGGCTCAACTCCTGGCAGGGGAGGCGCCGTACATGTGTGGTCGTGAGATCTTCAACCCGGGTGTGAACCCGGTGCATGAGGTCCGCATCCCCAGTTACTTCAATCTGCGCTACGTGGACAAAACTCAGCTTACAGGTCCTCTCGCTTCATTCGAGACGGATTTTACGCTGGACAATTCATCCTGCCGGTTCCATGTCAGTATGGGCGAAGATTTCTCTTTGATTCAGTTCAAGGGGTTTCAACGCCAGTACATCTATCCGCGCGTATGGGGTAACCCGTATTCGCCTTAGATGGGACCACAAAAACAAATAAAAATGGAAATAAAATCATAAAGACCATAAAAATTAAAAATAAAATAAAAAGACAGCAGCTGCAAGACAGCTGAAGCTCATATCCGTATCAACTAGGAGATTAATCCAATATGTTGTTAGATAGGGAGTTACCGTACGGGGTGGCCGTACGGGGCGATTATTCGCTCGAGCCCAGACTTCTTAGAAGGAATCATGATACATGTATGTAGTTTTAAGTCGGGTCTAGGCCCGATGGAATTTAGCATTCATTTGTCACCAACTTTTAGGTTTGTGTAATGTCACAACTTTGC